TCAGCAGGCTGCGGCAAGTGCCTGGCGTGCAGATATGGAACGAGTCACCCGATGGCGGACAGCTTGGCTTTCGCGCCCTTGGCGGCAAGTTCGGCGGCCATGTGGATGGTATCATTAAGGGCCTTGTACAAGCGCCTAAAACGCCGCACGTGCTTGAAGTGAAGTGCGTAGGCGAGAAGGGTTTTGCCGAGTTTAAGAAGCTGGTGTTTGAATATGGCGAGAAGCGGGCACTTGAGCAGTGGAACAGCGGGTATTACAGCCAAGCGCAGGTGTACATGCGCTATTTCAACCTTGACCGCCATTACCTTGTGGTGGCGCTGGCAGGTGGTCGTGATATGGCCGCGTGCCGCACAGAGTTTAACCCTGAATACGCCGAGCGACTGGTGGATAAAGCCGAGCGCATCCTGCAGGCTACAACGGAGCCTGCGAGGGTAAGTGAGAATCCTGACTTCTATATCTGCCGTTGGTGCCCCTTCGCCAAGGTGTGTCATGGGTAAGCAGTTAGCCCCTCACCAACTCGCCGCCGCCCTAAGCCCGTTTGACTGGTTCGCGGCTGGGAACACTGGTAACCCGCTGATTGTGGCGCCTGTGAGCGCAGGCAAGAGCTTAATCATGGCAGAAATTATCCGGCGCATCCAAGAGCAGGCGCCGCGCACGCGCATCGTGAGCTTGGCGCATGTAAAAGAGCTGTTACAACAGAACGCCCAAGAGCTGCGCGAACACTGGCCAGAGGCAGACTTTGGCTTCTATTGTGCTGGACTTGGCCAAAAGCGCTTGCACAATAATATTACGTTCGCTTCAATCCAAAGCGTGCACAGCAAGCTGGCGGCGTTCAACCGCCCACCACAGGTGATTATTATTGATGAGTGTCACCTTATCAGTCACAACGATGCCACGACCTACCGCCGTTTCATTGATGCCTGCCGCACGATTAACCCTAGACTGGTGGTGCTGGGCCTCACCGGCACTCCCTTCAGATCAGACAGCGGGAGACTGGATGAAGGCGCTGATAGGCTGTTTGATGGCGTGTGTTACGAAATCAGTATGCGCTGGATGATTGAGCAAGGATACTGGTGCCGCCCTGTCAGCCCCAAGCTGGCCACCCGCATGAGCGTTGAAGGTGTAGCGGTAAGCCGTGGCGACTATGTGGCCAGCCAGCTTGAGAAGGCCGTAGATATAGATGCCACCACGCAGGCTTGCGTGCGAGAGACCCTGCAGCACGCCGCAGGGCGCAAGAAGTGGCTGGTGTTCACCGCTGGCGTGACCCACGCCGAGCATGTCCGCGATGCCTTCCGCGCCGCTGGCGTGAGCGCCGAAATGGTGACGGGCGATACCGACCGCGCCGAGCGTGACGCCATACTGGCCCGCTACCGCCGCGGCGAGTTCACGGCGCTGGTGAACGTGGCGGTTCTAACTACGGGCTTCAATGTGCCAGATATTGACTGCCTCGTGTTCATGCGCCCCATGCGCAGCCCCGTGCTGTATGTACAGTGCATCGGGCGCGGGGTGCGGGTGACGGCTCCCGTGTACGGCATGGCTACGGCAGAGGAGCGCTTGGTGGCGATTGCAGCCAGCAACAAGCCAGACTGCCTAGTGCTGGACTTCGGCGGCGTGGTGGCCGAGCTTGGCCCTGTTGACCAGATTGAAGTGCGCAAGCGCCCAGCCACAGGCAAGGCAGCCGATGGCACGGAGCAGGTGGAGGCCAGCCCGTTTAAGCGCTGCCCTAGCTGTGGCGGGCTATGCGCCACGCAGGCGCGGTACTGTCTGTCCTGCGGCTATGCGTTCGCCACCGAAGGGCTGAACAAGAAAGCTGGCGACAAGGCAATTATCAGCACGGACGCCGAGCCAGAGGTTTACGATGTGTTCAGCATGAAGTGCGAACGTCATATCAAGCGCGATGATATTGACAACGACCTTGAAGGCAAGCCGCTTAAATCACCGCCCAGCTTAAAGGTGACGTACAACACTATAGGTGGTAGCTTTTACGAATATATCTGCTTTGAACACCATATCTACGAGCCTGGCGACCCCAAGAGGTTTGCCTGGGATAAGGCTGTCCAGTGGCATAAAGCGCGGATACCCGACCTAAAGCCGCCGATTAGCGTGCGGGAGGCGCTGGCCATGGGCTACCCCAGCAATGCGCCCAGCCATATCACGATACGGCGGGAGGGCAAATATGCCCGTGTGATTGGCTATGAATGGCGCAAAACTGCCACACCCCCACCGCCTAGCCATTTTGGGGATGAAATTCCTTTCTAACACCCCTTGACAGTGGGTTGTTTTGGGTTATATTAGGGCCAAGAGAAAGGAACAACAACATGAACAACCAACCGACCTACACTTGGGCTACTGCCCGCAACCAGCAGCCACGCCGCGATTACACCAGCTTTATTCTTGGCAACTTTGACCGCTTGACGCTGGCAGTTGTGGCTGCTGTAGCTGTAGCCGTCACGTTGATGAATTGGGGGGTGCTTTAATGGATTTCGGCAGTGACAACTACGCTCCCGTGCCAGATGTGCGCGAGGTTAAAGTGGTTGAGTATGAAATCGTTGACAGAGACGGCGCCGAATACCGCCAAGTTTACGAGAACGCTATTGCTTTGGCACAGAAACAAGCGGCTAAGATGGGCGGCATTGTGACAGTCACCGCCCTACGCGATGACGGCAGCAGCGTTGAGGTCGCCGAGTATTTTGGCGATGAGGGCGAAGTCACAACGGAGTATTGCAAGAGTGAGGATGAGTGCTATGCGTAGCTCCGCCCTGCTGGCCGCTTTGGCCCTTACCGCCTGCGCCACCAGCCCGACCTATCAGGCTGCGGCCGCGGTAAACGCCCAGGTCAACGCCGCCATTACCTACACCGAGGACGCCGAGCAGTATGGCCGCCGCGACGTGTGGGCGGTCGATCCCGCCAGCGGGAAGGGCGACTGCGAGGATTTTGCGCTCACCAAGGTGGCCATGCTGCAGGCCCGAGGTATTGCTGCCGAGGTCGGTATATGCATGGGCAGCCCGTACCACGCTGTGGCGCTGGTGCAGGATGGCCCCACCACTTGGGTGCTGGACAACCGCCAGAACCGGGACGCTGACGGCCAGTACCGCAGCGTGGTAGTGAGCAATGCGGATTACCCTTGTAAGGTTTGGCTGCAGCCCGAAACCGTGGCGCGCATTCGGGCGGAGCGTTTGATTTAACAACGAGAAGAATAAATAAATGAACTTACGATACATAATCCGCGATGGTGAGAAAGTTTTACAGCAGTCTCATATAGAATATTCTTTATCTGGCAATTTAAGCGAAATGGTTTTTGATAAGATGCCAACTTTAGTCTGGTCTGATGTTGGCGAAATTCCATGTGTAGATGAGATAACCAACGATAAGAAACTCTAATGCCTACACCATCAGAGAAAAAGTTTCTGCGGAGTTTGGCTTTCCTGCGGACTGCCAGGGCGCTGGAACTTGCCAGCCGTTACGAGTGGTCGGTTTACGGTGTTGAGAAACTTGCCGCAGACATAGACAACGCCCGAAACGAAGCCCTCCTAGAAGGGGCACGGGCGATGCGTCAACACATTAAAGAAATGCACCAGCGCCCGTTAATGGGTGTGGGTGAGGATATGTGGGAATACGATGCACATTTGGATGCCGCTATAGATGCCCTAGATCCACAACAGGTAATCAATGAAAGAAAATAACATGCAAGCATTTCACAACAAACCAGAGTTAAAAGCCCAAGCTATTGCAGAAATGCAGGCTCATATTGCTGCTGACCAGCTTATAAAGGGTCAATATTGGGAAGATGGCAAGGGTTGTTTTATCGGTTGCGCAGTTAAAAATAAGGGCCAAAGGAGCTGGCACGACACTTTTCAGGAACTTTATGGCATTGATAAGCGCCTCGCAGAACTGTTTGATATCCTGTTTGAAGGCGTACCTAACGAGCGGGCAATGCGTTGGCCAGTTGAAGTTTATACCGCCATTCAAGTCGGGGCTGATGTAAGCAAAGTTGCCGATGAGTTTCAATACTGGTTATTAAGTGGTGAAGATAGCCCATTAGCGTTTAGATTTAAGGATGATGTCTGGGGTGTTTGGAATGCCATTAAAGGCGTAGCAGCATTATATGCAGAACGCTTGGCGGGCAATGAACCAAACGCCGCTGCTTGGGCCACTGCTTGGGACGCTGCTAGGGACGCTGCTTGGGACGCTGCTAGGGACGCTGCTGGGGCCGCTGCTAGGGCCGCTGCTAGGGCCGCTGCTGGGGACGCTGCTAGGGACGCTGCTAGGGCCGCTGCTAGGGCCGCTGCTAGGGCCGCTGCTAGGGCCGCTGCTGGGGACGCTGCTAGGGACGCTGCTTGGGCCACTGCTTGGGACGCTGCTGGGGCCGCTGCTAGGGACGCTGCTGGGGCCGCTGCTTATATTAAAATGGCGGATAAACTGCTTGAGCTACTTACTGCGGCACCAATCAATGAAAGCATGGGGAAATGAGTGATAATCAAGCCCAACAAGCGTTTGACCTATTTGCAAGCCAATACGACACTATGGGCGATAAATGGCAAGATATGGGCGCAGACCAGTATTTTATTGCTGGCTATAATGCCGCACTAAAGGCCGCAGCCGAACGCGAAGCCCAAGTCCGTGCAAACGTAGTGGCGGAGGAACGGGAGAAGGTTAAGGGGTTGGTGGAGGCTTTAGCACCGTTGATGCACATTGTAGACCGATATAACGACAGTGGGTTAGATGAAGCGCGGCCTGAATGGGGTGACAGAAACCCAGTAGAGGTTGTGCTTTTAACTGGCCGTGGTGGTGCAACACTGCTGACTTTAGACCACTGCATTGCTGCTGTTCAGGCCATCGCCACCTATAACGATAACAGGAAGGGTTAGGGGTGATGAAGCCTAGAAACTGTAAATGTGGGCACACCACTAGATGCTTATATGTTGGCGAGCACGAGGAAGACTGTGCTTGGCAAGTTCAATGTATGAACCAAGAATGCAATGCCTATGGTGTTGTTGTAGGCTCTAAAGCAGGAGCTATTAGCTCGTGGAATAGCCCATTTTTGCACAGAGATATTGTAAATAGATTTTACCCAAAAGAAAGCCCCACCCATGCCCAATAACCAAGA